TAGCGCAGACTACAAATTCTGTATATTCAGGAGGAGCATATGTAAACGACGCTCATGAGTCAGTCGTTACTGTCGCTAATGATGCTTGGACACCAACAGTAATGCAGAACATCATTCTAGCAATGCCACGTAAGTATCGTGCAGTTAAGTCGAACCTAAAGTTCTACGCTGGTACAGATGCTTTCCAGGGTATCGTTTCAAATAACGGTACACTAGGCGATGCAATCGCAGAAGCATTTGCTGGTCGCCCAGCAGGTACACCTGCAAACCGTCAAGATTACCTTGATGGAAACGCACAGACAATTGGTAATGCACGTACAACTCGTGTATTAGGAATTGATGTAATGGAAGTTCCTTACTACCCAGATGGTTTCGTCGACTTGACATTCCCATCAAACCGTGTATGGGGATTCCAGCGTGATATTACTGTAAACCGTGAATACAAGCCAAAGAAGGATACAATTGAATACACAGTATTCGTCCGCTTTGGTATTCAATGGGAAGAACTAGATGCAGTTGCTTATGCAGATGCAAACTCTGCTTCTGAGTAATACTCATAAATAATTGAATGAGGAGGGCGGTGTAACAACTGCCCTCCTTCTTCACATTCTGGTATAATAACATAGGAGGATATAATTATGACAATTGAAGAATTAGTTACAAAAACAGTTTTTGAGTTAAAGTCCTATGCCAAAAAGAATAATATCAATCTAGATGGGGCAACAACAAAAATGCAGATATTGGAAACAATAGGCAGTTTTATTCCAGACCCTAAAAAAGAAGTTGTTGAACCAAGCAAAACAAATGAAAAGATTGCAATACATTCAACTAAAAGTTTACATTGGGTAAAGGTTGGCCAACTAACCCCAGGTTATAATATTGTAACCAAAGAAGCATCAGAAAAATGGCTAACACGTAAGCAGGTCCGCATTGCGACACCTGAAGAATTAGCGAGTTATTACGGTAAATAATGGAAATACTACGCAAGCCACCATACCCATTGTCTGTATCTTATACGGTACCAGAACCATCTACAGAGTACATTCTTGTAATTGAGGACTTACTAGAACAAGTAGAGTCAGAGATCATACTTCAGTCAAATCAAAACTCTATAATAACATATGAACTAACTGGAGAATATACCCAGTACGATAAGTCATACCCAGTCACAGTTTATGAAAGCATTACAGTTTCTGGAGTTCAAGATGTCCGTGGAGATATTGTGGTAGAGGATAATCTAGATATAACAAGACCCTATGTGGATCCAGCAACTCTAGGAACAACTCCTACAGAAATAACAGAATATACAGAACATGAAAAACTTGCAAGAGCAATAATTGACTCAGTTACTGGTGGATTTTATTATAAGAGGTCTTATCTAGAAGTTGTTGGACAGGGAACTGACTATGTACCGCTTTGGGACAAGACACATAAAATTTTAACGGTACACGAAAATGCAGAACTAGTGTATGACTCATCTGAAGATCCAAAAGCAATTGGAGTATATAACTATCTAATAACCAAAGATAAGAGTGCTATAACAAAAGATCCTATTGAATTAACAGATGGGTTAAATCGTGCAGAAAGAAAGCCAGCAAGAATTCCTTTGGCATATTCTGACTCAATATCTATGTTTGATACAGAAGACAGTGGAAATGTCCAAACAGTAAGTGCTGGCGTTGGATTTGCAGAAGGAACTGATTATATTTTCTTGTTAGAGGTTGGACACAAGGTTGTTCCATATGATATTCAAGATGCAGCAAAAATGCTTATTAATGATATTAAATGTGGAAAACTAGATTATTACAAGAGATATGTAAAGTCATATAGCACTGAGCAATTTAAGATTGAGTATGACAAAAGACTCCTTGACGGAACTGGCAATATCCTAGTAGATAAAATTTTAGATAAATACGTTAATAATATTTCCAAGCCCTGGGTGTTGTAATGGATCTATGTGAAGAGACAGACTTCATGTATCCAATGAAGGCAGATGTTTACTATCCTATAGTTGAACAGGGTGCCTATGGAAATGTTAAAAAGACTTGGATCTTTAATAAAACAGTGGTTTGTAATTTTTCAAAAGATGGCACGGTAGATGAAGAAGTAAAACCAAACGTAAACATAACATTAAAGAAAGTCTTAGTAGGAAGAACAAAGAGAGATATTCGTTTTTCAGAAGAAGAGAATTCAGACTCAATAACAAACGTTATTATTACAAACATTAGAAATAGAAATGACATCCCACTATACGTGGAGACATCTGGAACAAGGGCTGGAAAATCAACTATATATGAGATTGAATCTCAGTCACCAATCATAGGCCCATTTGGAGATCCAGAATATTTTGCATTAGTCGTACGCCGTTCAGAGAATCAAGCATCGGATATCTAATGAGACTAGCAATCAATAGCAAACAGTTTAGAAAAGATATGGACAACATAGTTGAATACTCTTTTGGCTACTTAGATGGAGTTCAAATTGGAAAAGTTCAGTTCTTTCACAATCTTGGTTTAAATATTTCAGAGATGCTACAAAAGTATATTGACTCAAATGCAAGGGTAAATCCACAAGCACTAAACCATATATATGAATGGTATCAAGTGGGAAGTCCAAACGCAAGACTATACGACATAAAACACACAGTAAGCAATAATGGACTAACATTTATAACAAACTTTAAACAATCATCATCAATCAAAGATGGATCAAATGTTCCTTTTTATGACAAGGCAAGAATAATGGAAGAGGGAATACCAGTAACGATTACACCAAGAAATTCTGATGTGCTTGTATTTGAAGAAGGCGGAGAAACAGTATTTACTAGAAATAGTGTTAATGTAGATAATCCTGGCGGAGACGCAACAACAGGAGCATTTGAAAAAGTAATTGATTCCTTCTTTACAAAGTACTTTACACAAGCATTTTTAAGATCAAGCGGTATATCACAATACTTAGAAAACCCTATATTATATAAAAAGAACCTTACATCAGGAAAGAAATCTGGAAGATCAAAAGGAAGAGATGTAGGATATAGATGGATAGCAAATGCGGGGTTACTAAATGGCTAATACAGATTTATTAAATACTCCATTATTATGGATCAATAAGTACTTACAATCAAAACTAAGTGAGAGCCTAGGATATGTAACCCCGTTTTTCCCACCATCACCTTTTAATCTTGACGACCTTACAGAAAAATGGATGGTTCTAAATGATGTAAATACTCCAGTTAGCAATGGAGTTGCCTGTACCTGGGATAGACTTGTTAAAATGAACAAGGGAAAGTTCCCACACATTAAGTCTGAACAAATATTGTATTATTTTTATGGTCTTGGAGAAGACTCAATCCCAACCATGATCCAAACACAGGAGGCTGTCTTAAGGCTTCTTGACCGTGGAGACGAGTCTGCAGAAGAGTTAAATGCCTGGTGTGCCAACCGAAAGGTGCAGTTAGACGATGGAACCACCGTAGACAACATGTTCCTATTTCATAGTTTTAAGGTATACCAACTAGAAGAAACCAGAGACATTATTGACTTTGGAACAGCCCGTACCTATGGCGGTAATAAGATTATTATTGACTTTGAGTATCATCAAGACCAAGATCTGACAAACCATGACTGGGCACCTGAAGCAAGACTTTCAAATGCAAATAAAATAATCATATAAAACAATGTTATAATTATGGCTGAGGAAACAAATAACGCCAAAACAACTTAATATCTATTTTAAGGAAGAGGTGAATAAATGGCATATAGTCGTGGAACATCGACCAACATTATCGTTGGTGCAGCAGCGCTTTTCGTTGCAGATACAACCCTAACGCCAGGTACAATGGCCGCTTTTGTAAACGGTGAATCATACAAGGAAACTTTGGCTGATAACGCTGCTTACGATAACGTAGGTTATACCATGAACGGTCTTGAAATGCAGTTCCAACCAGACTTCGGTGAAGTCCAGGTAGACCAGATTCTTGACGTTGCAAAACTTTATAAGCAGGGTATGCAGGTTAATCTTGCAACTGCTTTCGCTGAGGCTACACTAGAGAACTTGCTTCTCGCATTGGCAGCAAACTCAGACGATCTATCTGGAACTAAGACAACATCAGCAGGAAGAACATTAAATCTTTCAGCAGGTGACATCGGAGAATGTCCAGTAGAACGTGCAATCTGTGCTGTTGGACCAGGAACAGGTGATTGTGCAGACTCTCCATACATTGAGCGTGTCTACACAGCATACCGTGCTTTGTCTATTGAAAATGTAACAGTATCAGCAAAGCGTGATGAGGCTTCAATGTTTGAAGTTTCATTCCGTCTACTACCAGAAGACGCTTCTGGATCATACGGCAAGATCGTTGACCGTACTTGGGCATCAGAATCAATTTAATATAAACTGACAACTGGCCCACTCCCTTAACTGGGGGTGGGCTTTTTGTTTGTGGTAAAATTGATAAGATGGCAACAAGAATATATAAGTCAGATACTATTACATTAATAGATGGCGAAACGATAGAAATTTATCCTCTCAAGATTAAATATCTTAGAGAGTTTATGGAAGCATTTCATTTAATTAAAGATGCTAAAAATGATCTTGAATCAATATCTTATTTGTCAGAGTGTGCAAGAATTGCTATGAAACAGTATAAACCAGAAATTTCTAAAACACTTGAAGACCTTGAAGATAACGTTGACCTTCCAACAATTTATAAAATAATTAATATTGGCGGTGGAATAAGTGTAAACGGTGAGGCAGATGAGCCAGTAAAAGAACAGGCCCTAAAAAACGATACGCCTGGAAGTGGCTGGGATGAGTTAGATTTAGCAAAGTTAGAATCTGAAATATTTTTGCTGGGCATCTGGAAAGACTATCAGGAATTAGAACTAAATATGTCAATGCCAGAGTTGGTTACAACAATTGGATCAATTAGAGAATTAGATTATCAAGAAAAGAAATTTCTTGCAGCAATTCAGGGTGTGGATTTAGACGGGGAAACAAATAAAGATAAAGGTCAAAAAGAGTGGGAAGACATGAAAGCCAGAGTATTTAGTGGTGGTCAAACTAGTGATAGCAATGACGTACTGTCTCTACAGGGTGCAAATGCCCAAAAAGCAGGGTTTGGCATAGGCATGGGTCTTGACTACGAAAACCTAATGTAATAGGCTGTTTATGCTATAATTGAGGTAACTTACTGAGAGGAAGTTATGACTACAACAGTACATGAAGAAAAAATAATTACCCTGATTGATGGAACAAAGATCAAGGTA